CTCCGGAGTGACCGGTGCCGACGCCTATATTTCGCTGGCCGATGCCGAGGCGCTGTACCTTGCCCGCCAGGGCGAGGCATGGTCCGGCGACGATACGGCGAAGGAAGCAGCCATCCGACGCGCGACGGCCTACGTCGACAGCTTGAAGTTCGTCGGGCAGCCGGTCGATGGGCGCAATCAGGCGCTCGCATGGCCGCGCAAGAACGCGCACGACCGGGACGGCGAGGACATCGCGCAGACCGAACTTCCGCGCGAGGTAGAGACCGCGACCGGTATTCTGGCGTTCGTCGAGCTGACGACGCCGGGGGCGCTGACGCCGGAAGTGCTGCGGACCGAACTGGTCAAGCGCGAGAAGGTCGGCCCGATCGAGCAGGAGTACGTCGGAAATCCGGGCAGCGTGGAATGGTCGCGCACAGTGGTGACAGCGGCAATGGACATCCTCCGCCCGTTGATGGTGAACGGCGCGACGCGGTTCCTGCGGCGTGCGTAACCCGATCTGCCTGCTCCGGACGCTGTGGCGCTCCCTGCGGGCGCTGGAGTGGGTTTCCGGCCACGAGTTCCGCACCGACGAGGAGCCGACCCCCGAGAACGTCCACGTCCTGCGCTGCCGGACGTGCGGGGAGCATTCCGTCGCGTGGTCGTGGGATTCGCTGGAGGCGCAGAAGTGAGCGCCCAGAGCCGCGCAATCAGGCGCCATCACATGAACCGAATCAAGGCGCTCAGACGGTTTCATTGGGGTCGAAAGTTGACGCCGGAAGAAGCAGGTTTCGCCGCCAGAACAGCTTGTCCTTGCTCCTGCCCTGCGTGCGGGAACCCGCGCCGACACTTCGGACAACGGACGCTGCAGGAGCGGCGGGCGGTCATGGAATGAGCCGCAAGGACTATTCCGGCCTCAAGGCGACTGCATCGCGCCTGATCGACAAGTTCGGCCAGGACGCGACGCTCTCGAAGCAGGGGGCCGACACCGGGCAGCCTTGGGACCCGGAACCGGGCGCCGCGACGACGAGTGCTATCATCCTGTGCGACATCGGCTACAGCCTGGTCAACCGGAACGAGACGCTTGTTCAGCAGGGAGACCGGCGGGTTCTGATCTCGGCGGCCGGCTCCGAACCGGTTGTCGGGGACGAGGTGATCGTCGAATCGGTCACCTACACCCTGGTCGAGTCGATGCCGCTCACCCCGGGCGGCACCGTGCTGATGTACGAGGCGATTCTGCGGAAATGACCGACAAGGTGACGCACATCGACGAGGCTGCGGCCGAGAAACTGGCCGACGAGGCGAAGCGGCTGCGGGTGTTCCGCGCGCCACTGTCCGCCTACTTCGAAGAGATCGCCGTCATCCGGAAGATCGCTTTCGACGCGCACATCAAGGCCGGATTCACCGAGGAGCAGGCCCTCAAGCTCGTTCGGGACATCGAGGACGAGTAAATGCCAAGCCGCAGAGAGATCCTTGAGGCGCTCGATCGTCTCGAGGGCGACGTGCTGCGCGGGTTTCGGGATGCAGTCGCGCGGATCAAGTCTCGAGCCCGCCTGCAGGCGCTGGCCGACGCAATCGAGTCGAACGACCTCGAACTCGCGTTCCGGCTGGCCGGAATCCGCGACGGCGGATGGACGCAGCTGACCGAGCAGATTCGGCAGGCGTACATCGCGGGCGGGGAACTGGCAGCCGACGACGCGCCGGCCCGGCTCGGATTCGCGTTCGACATCAACAATCCGCGCGCCTCGGAATGGCTCGTGGCGGTCTCTTCGGAGCTGGTCACGCGCATCAACGAGGAGCAGCGGCAGGCGGTTCGCCTGGCCCTGCGTGAAGGATTCGACCTCGGCCAGGGGCCGCGTCAGACAGCCCTCGACATCGTGGGGCGCATCAACCGGCGCACAGGACGCCGTGAGGGAGGAATCGTCGGCCTGACCGACCAGATGGTCGAGGCGGTGTTCAACGCCCGCCGGCAGCTTCTCAGCGGCGACCCGGGCGAATTGCGGGCCTACCTGAACCGGGAGCGGCGCGACAAGCGGTTCGACAGCATCGTGATCCGCGCGATCGAGGCCGGAGAGCCGGTCAGCGCCGGAGACGTGCAGCGGATGACGGCCCGGTACGCCGACCGACTGCTCGAGCTTCGGGGGCAGAACATCGCCCGGACGGAATCGCTCGGCGCGCTGAACGAGGCGATGGACGAATCGCTGCGTCAGGCGGTCGACCAGGGCCTGATCCAGCCGGAAAACATCCGGCGAACGTGGGTCTCGGCCGGCGACGGTCGGGTACGGGACGCGCACTCGGCCATGAACGGGCAGGAAGTCGGTCTCGGCGAAGCGTTCGTCGATCCGAACACCGGCCAGCGCCTCATGCACCCCGGCGACCGATCGCTCGGGGCGTCCGCGGCCAACATCATTAACTGCCGATGCAACGTGCGGCAGGAAGTCGATTGGTTCGCGGAGGAAGGGCTGGTGTAGTATTCTTGAGACGGCTAGGGTAGCTCCCGAAGAGCTGGAAATCCTGACCAGCCTGCCGTCACTTCTTCAATCAGGATATTTGCTACAGGAGGCAGATATGTCAGCGCCAGGGATAGAGAACTATAGATTTGGTCAAAAAAACAATTGGCGCAGGCGCGTTTGGAATGAAATATCAAAACGCGTGAAGGACAAGAAAAACGCGCGAATTTTGTATTTGGCTGGCGAACAGAATATTGACGCTGAAATTGCCGCTCAAAAGGGGTACGACCCAAGAAACATGATAGCGGTCGAGATCGACAAACGGAGGACAAAAGAGCTTCGCAAAAAAGGCGTCAATACGATTTGCGGCAATCTTATGGATGTCCTGCATTCATGGCCGGACAATCACAAAGTCGACATCATAATCGCTGATTTTTGTTTTGGCTTTGAATCATCGGCGATTGACGTCTACGACAGCATTTGTTGTCCGCCTTTAGTGGATGCTGTTGTTCTGGTGAATTTTCAGCGAGGACGCGACCATTCAACTAATCGGATAAGGTCGCTTTTCGGAAAGCAACGATTTCAGACGGTAAACCATAAAGGGGGAAAAAAAGAAGAATTTACCCACAAACATAGAGCAGGGCAGTTCTTGCTTTTTCATGCGTTTGAAACCGTTAATACAATGTTTTTTGGTGAAAAAGATAAAGACGGAATCATTTATGGAGACTCTGCACTGATCGATGATCCGTATTTCATGAATCTTGTAAGCTCTCAGCTTTCAAAGATGAATGCCAGGCTTTACAGCTACAAAAGTGGCCGCGTATTTATGGATTCTGCGGTTTTCAGCCACGTGATAGCTGCTACGCCTGATCATTGCAGAGAAATCCTTGACAAAGCCAATGGGTGGGTCAAGAAGTTCAAGCCAATCGATCAATCAATTCGGCGCAAAATAATTGCGGCCATAGCGGTTCAGTCAAGGAAAGCATCATGAATCCCGCGTTCAGGTTCGTTAAGGCGTCCGAAATTGACGTTGAGAAAATCGTGTTTTCTGAATGGCTTATCTTGCAAGCCGCAAGGCGCGATCCGATAGGCCACTTGGCCGCCGACTTCAAGAGGGATATTGAGGACGACCCCGAACTGAAGCTGCTAATTGATTCTCCGTCTAGGCTGAGAGCCAGGATGGAGCATTTGGGCGCTTGCGGTGATGCACTTAAAGCTTTAGACGAAGCACAAAAAGAGTATTCGTTAGCTCAATAAAACCAGCACTTCAGTCCGCTAAAGCGGCGAGCCCCGACCGGCGATTCAAAGCTGATCGGGGCTTTTTCATGGGCGAAATATGAGTTTCTCTCGACGCATCCAATCCCTGACCGACGACTACGAGCGCCGGATGCGCGCCGTGTTCCGGCAGAGCGTGCAGGACACGGTGAACCGGGCGCAGCGCACCCAGGCCGAAGGTGGCCGGATGCGCGTCGATACCGGGTTCCTGCGGGCGTCTGGTGGGGCCAAGGTGGGCGGCATGCCCGCTGGACCCGAAGATGCAGACGACGCCGCAGAGACGCGCGTATCGCAGACCGGCATATCAATCGTATCGGCCCTTGCACAATGGAAGCCTGGCGACGCCGTGTTCTGGGGCTGGTCGGCGAACTACGCCCGCCCGCGTGAGCACATCGACGGATTCCAGCGGGGCGCGGCGGAGAAGTGGGACGACATCGTGCGCCAGAACGCGCAGCGCGCGCGCCGATGAGGATTCTGCTGGCCGCCAAGTACGTCCCGTCTGGCCCGACGCCCATCGGCGGCGTGGTCAGCTGGGTCTGGACGATCCGGCGGGCGCTGGAGCGTGCCGGCCACGCCGTGGAGGAATGGCAGCCGAAGATGCCCAGGCCCGCCCCCGGGTTCGATCTCGGCATCATTGCGAACGCCACCCTGACCAGCGAGGCGGCGAACTGGTGCGAACGGTCGATCGAGGTCTGCCACGGCTTCCTCGAAGGTGACAGGCCGCTTGGCACGCTGGACCGGTCCGTGTTCGTCAGCGAGAGCACCGCGGCGAAGTGGAGCGGTTCCGGCGAAATCGTCCGGCAGCCGATCGATCTGGATTTCTGGGCGCCGCTGGAGGGTGCAGAGCGGTCCGGGGCTGTCCGGTACAGCTACCGGCGCACCCCGACGCACTGCGAGGCTGCGTGCGAGCGCCTGGGTCTGCCATACCGGCAGGTCGGAGGCGTCAGCTATGAGTCGGCCCGGGATGCCTTGAGAGCCGCGAAAGTCGTGTTCGCGTCCGGGCGGGCTGCACTGGAGGCGATGGCGTGCGGGGCGAAGGTGGTGATCTACGACCACCGACAGACCTACCAGCCGCCGATGTTGGGCGGTTGCCTGCATGACGAGATGCCTGAGAACTACTCGGGCCGGGCAGGCGTCGCGAATCCGTCGATCGAACAGGTCGTCGAGGCAATCCAGCGCGCCGCACACTGGCGTGGCTGGGTCGAGCGCAATCACAACGCGGAGAAGATCGTGGAGAAGTTGCTTTGCTGACCGTCATCACCCCGACCGGCGGGCGACCCGAAGCATTTGCGGTCCTGGCCGAGTGCATCCGGCGGCAGGACTGCCGGGACTTTGAGTGGATCGTCGTCGACGACTGCGACCCGGCGACCGAAGTTCCGCAGGTTCACGACCGGATCACCGTGATCCGACCCGAACCGCGCTGGGCACCGGGGCAGAACACTCAGGCTCGGAACCTGCTCGTCGGAATCGAGGCCGCATCCGGGGACGCAGTGGCGGTCATGGAGGACGACGACTGGTACTGCGACGGCTGGATTCGGCAGTGCATCGACTGGATGTCTCAGCACGAGCTGGCCGGCGAGGGCGACTCGCACTACTACAACATCGCCAACGGAACCGGGCGGGCGATGCGCAACATGCGCCACGCGAGCCTGTGTGCGACCGTCATGCGCGGCGCTGCGCTCGAGGAGTTCGCGCGAATCTGCCGCACGATGGAAACACGATTGGATATGAATCTCTGGAAGATCGGCGGTCACATCGAGCCGTGGGCCGGCCGGGTCGTCGGGATCAAGGGAATGCCTGGCCGCCCGGGCATCGGTTGCGGGCACACGATGGTCGGCCAGAAGTTCCCGATCACTGACTGGATCCCTGACTGGTGAATCGCTGGTTTGTGCTCGCCTCCGGCCCGTCCCTGACGCCGGAGGATCTGACGCGCGTCTGGAAAGAATGGAACGAGGAACGCTGCACCGTCATCGCGGTGAACTCGACGATCTTCTCGGCGCCTTGGGCCGACATCCTGTTCGCCCTCGATCATCACTGGTGGAAGCGGTACGGCGCGCAGGTGGCCGACCTGCCGTGCGAGAGGCTGACGAGCTCGCAGAACTCGCTGCAGTTCGGGCCGGACCTGATCCCGAAGCGCCCAGGCCAGTTCATGGCCGACGGTGGCGTGGTCGGGCAGAACAGCGGACAGGTTGCGGTTGAGATTGCTCGATTGCGAGGTGCGACAGAGATCGTGATGCTCGGCGTCGACTTCTGTCATGTTGACGGCAAGACGCACCACCACGGCGACCACCCTGGCGGCCTTGGGAACGCAGACAAGCCACATCGGTGGCTGCACTACTTCGAGGGGCTGGCAGGTTGCCTGAAAGAGCGCGGCGTGCGCGCCATCAACTGCTCGCCCTACTACCCGGGCGAGGGATTCGAACGAATGACCCTGGAGGCGCTGCTCGATGGCGACGGATAAGGACATCCTGACCGGCGCGTTTACGCGCATGGGCACGCTCGCGACCTCGTTGCCGATCGCGTGGCCCGGGGTCAAGTTCACGCCCCCGGATTCTGGCATGTGGCTGGAGATTCGCCACTTCCCGAATGAGCCGAACAACATCGGCTGGGGCGTGGACGCACAGCAGGAGTACCTCGGGTTCCTGCAGGTCCGCGTCTTCGACCGGCCCGGCCGGGGAATCGTGAACGCCACCGAGATCGCCGAGGAGGTCATCGCGCACTTCGCGAAGGGCACCGAGATCGGCCCGGTCTGCGTTTCCCGGCGGCCCTACACGACGCCCTCGGTCGTCGAATCCGATTGGCTCTACATTCCCGTCACGATCCCGTATCGCGGCATCGCCTGACGGACCACATTCTCGATGCTTAAGCACCCGCCCGCGTGGCGGGGTTTTTCGTTGCAACTGAAGGAGAAACATCATGGCAGGACAGACCCACATCGGCGCGACGCTTGCGATCGCCGTCACTTCCACCGCGACCGTCCCGGACCCGCAGAACTCCGACCTCACGGCCTCCGAGTTCGGCGCGCTCACCTGGCAGACCGTCCCCAACCTCGGCACCCACGGCGACACCGGCACCGACCAGAACGTCGTCACGTTCCCGATCTGGGACCGCGCACTGGCCGAGCAGCAGAAGGGTGCTGCGACCGGCGCACAGGCCGAGATGACCTTCCTGGACGTTGCCTCGGACGGCATGACGGCCCTGAAAGCCGCTGCAGCCGTGACCGAAGGCGACAACTTCGCTTTCCGGATCACCTACTCGAACGGCGACATCGAGTACAACCGCGGCGTCGTGACGGCGGCCAGTTTCGGCAAGGGCGAGAACGAGGCGTTTCGTACCGTCACGTTCACGCTCGCCGCGAACCAGGAAGTCGTCCAGGCGTAAGCCAGGAACGGAACCAGCATGGCCCGCCTCGCGCGGGCCTTTTCTTTCACGCACGAAGGACTCCACATGGGCCTGAATCTTTCCGCACTCGAACTCACCAAGCCCGAGCGCACCGTCGACATTCTGAACCCGCACGGCGACGCAATCGGCCTGCAGTTCACGCTCGCCCCGAAGACGAGCGAGCAGTTCCAGCGCGTCCAGCGATGGGCGCAGGACCGCTACGCCTCCGGCAAGAAGCTGAAGCCGGCCGACCGCCGGGAGATCACCGACAAGCTGTTCATGGCGCGCATTTCCGGCTGGGAATGGAAGGGCGCTGCGTTGAAGGCTGTCGGCAGCGCGCCGGACTTCAACCCGAAGAACCTGAAGGACGTGCTGTACGACCAGGGCGAGCAGTCCGCCGCCATCCGCGAACAGCTGCTCAACGCGATCGGTGACGACGACGATTTTTTGCCCGACGAGTAGAGGCGCTCTGTGACCTAGTCGCGTACCGGGTCCGCTTCTACACCCCGAAGAAATCCGGCTTCACAGAGGCCGAAGAGTGGGAGAGCTTCGGCGTCCCGCTTGAGGAGGAACCCGAGCTGCCCTACGGCGCGGGCTACCTCCTCGAATGGTTCTATCAGCTGAACGCCCGGCGCCCGCCGGGCTTTGATTCCCCGGCAGCGATCCCGTACTCCGAGATCGACGCCTGGGCGCGCCTCAACCAGACCGAACCGCGGCCCCACGAGGTTGACGCGCTTGCCGCAATGGACAGCGCGTTCCTCGAAGCCGTCCGTCAGTTCCGCGAGAAGCAACGCGAGCAGGAGAAGAAACCGAATGGTCGACATCGCTGAACTGGGTCTCGAGTTCCGATCGGATAGCGTCCGTCGCGCCGAGCGTGATCTGCGCGACTTCAACCGCACAGGCGGGCGCTCCGATCAGGTTGCAAGGCGCCTGTCGCGATCTGCCGAACGGATGGGGCGGGATTTCGGGCGGGCGGTCGGCCTGGCCTCGGTCGCGCTCGCCGGATTCACGGCCAACAGCGTCAGATTGGCAATCGACGCCGAGGAGACGGCGAACAAGTTCTCGGTCGTGTTCCGGGGCGCAATCGAGGAGACCGATCGGGCGCTGCAGGAGCTGACCAAGACGATTCCTGCCACGCAGACCCAGCTGCGCGGGTTCGCGGCCACGGTGCAGGATTTGCTCGTCCCGCTTGGCCTGGCCCGCGAGGACGCGGCCGGTTTGTCCGTTCAGGCCGTCGAACTGGCCGGCGACCTCGCCTCGTTCAACAACACCTCAGTCGATCAGGCGCTCAATGCAATCCGTTCGGCCCTGGTCGGTTCCAGCGAGCCAATGCGGCAGTTCGGCGTAGACACGCGTGAGACCCGGCTGGAGTCGATTGCGCTGACCGAGGGCATCATCAAGCAAGGCGAGGAGCTGGACAGCGCAGGGCGCGCTCAGGCGGTCTTCGCGGCTATCGTGGCCGACTCCTCCGACGCGCTCGGCGACGCTGCACGGACGACCGACTCTGCGGCGAACCAGATCCGATTCCTCCGCGCCGACTTCATGGCGATCAGCGAGGCGCTCGGAACGGCGCTCCTTCCCGCGTTCACCGACCTGATCGGCACGCTTCGGGGCGCTGAAGGTGAAGCTCAGCCGCTTCGTGACGCCCTCGTCAGCCTCTCCACCGTCCTTCTCCGCATCACAGAGTTCGCCCTCACCGCAGCCGGCGCCTTTGGCGAGCTTGGCATCCGCATCGGCCAGGCTCTGGCGACCGCCGGCCAGTTTGCCCAGAACACGCGCGACAACTTCGATTTCTGGGACGCCATCGTTCCCGGCCGGGCGATTTTCAGTGCGTTCGACACCTTCAAGGACACCACGCGGGACACTGCGGCGATCTCTGGCGCTGCCGGCGAGGACATCCAGACCCTTCGAGATCGGATTGCCGGCCTGGTCGTTCCTCTGATGAACGCGCGCGAGGAGCTGGGAGAGTCCGGCGGCGCTGCCACCATCCTGGCCGACGAGGCGCAGGAAGCCGGGAAGTCTTCTCGCTGGCTGTCGACCGCTCTCGAAATGGTTGCGGAGGGCGCGCAGAGGATGGCACAGGGCGCGGAGGCTGCCAAGCGCGAAGCCGAGGACATGGCCGACCGCACCGAGGACTGGCGACGGGCTTCCGAAGACTTGGCCGCAAGCCTTGCCGGGCCTGGAGCGCAGGCGGCGCTCCGGTTCAACCGGCAGCAGCAGGAGGCGCGAGCCCTTCTGGAATCTGGCGCAATCGGCCTCGACGAATACAACCGCGCCGTGGCCGATTACGCCGAGGAAGCCCGCCGCGCGATCGACCCGACCGACGAGCTGAACGAGGCACTGGAACGACAGATCGAGCTGCAGGAGGACGCGCGCGACCAGTTCATGTTCGTGCGGCAAGAGCTGACTGACCAGATCAACGTCCTGACTTTGACCGGCGACGCTCTCTACGAATACGAGCGCGCCATGTTCGTTGCCGCGCAGGTATCCCGGATCGGCGAAAACGCGACGGCCGAGTACCGGCGAGAGGTTGCCCGCCTGGCCGAAGAGCTGTTCGACACGGCCAACGCTGCCCGGACCTTCGCCGAACAGGTTTCCGAGGCTCTGTCCGGCATCCTTCCCGACGAAATCGCCAACGGCGTCGGGCGCGGTCTCGAGCAGGGTTTAGCGCGAGGCATCCAGTCGATTGACCCGCAAGACGTTCTCGACGGCAACTTCGCGGAGATCGGCGAGAACCTTGGCCGGACAGTGCTTTCCTCCGTCGGGCAAGCCGTAGGCAGTATCGGAGGCCCGATCGGGTCCGCCATCGGCCAGCTGATCGGCGACATCATCGGCGAGGCAATCTTCGGCGGCGGCGTTCCGAAGTTCCAGATCTTCGGCTCTCAGGGGCAAATGGACCTCGGGACCGACCTGACGCTGGACGGCCCGCTTGGACAGCTGAACTTCGCTTTCCGCGAGATCGAGTCCGAAGCGCAGACTGCCGTGCGGAACGCCTTCGTGCAGTTCGACACGGCAATCGCTGGTGCAATCCGGGACACGGACCAGCTGATGCAGATCGAGCAGGCGCTGCAGGAGTTCGGCGTGTCGAGTCGATCGAACGGGGAATCGATCGAGGGGCTTCTCCAGCTCCGTTTTGACGCAATTCTCTCTACGTTCGACGCGGTGACGCAGAGCGTGGTGCGCGCTGCAGGGCAGACCCTTGAAGAGCAGGTGCAGGCCCTGGCCGACATTCAGGCCATTGCCGTGCAGGAAGCGCTCGGGCGCGGTCTCGGGCTGGACAGCGCGCTATCGGTCATTTCCGAGCTTCAGGTTCCCGGGGAGACGCTTGCTGCGACATTCGCCCGGCTCCGTGACGCTGCGGCGCTTCTCGACACCACAATGGCGCTGACCGGGGCCACGTTCGGCGCGACCCGCGAGGAAGTGCTGCGATTCGGTCAGGGGCTGGCGGATGCCTTCGGCGGAGACCTGCAGCGCGCCAGCAGATTGCTCGGCACGATTTTCGGCACGTTCTTCTCGGAAACCGAGCGCCTTGAGGTGCAGGTCGAGCAGTCCACGGCCCGGGCGGTCGATCTTCTCGCCCAGCTCGGCATCGATGCGACCGACGAGATTCTCAGCCGCGGCGGGTTCCGCGAACTGTTCGACGCGCTGTCTGGAACGCTCTCGGCGGACGACCTCGCGATTCTGATCGAGGCCGGCGCGGAGATCGCCGCGCTGATCGAGGCCGAGGAATCGCTGGCCGCCGCTCGGGGCGAGGCAACGGACGCCGCACAGGACGCCGCAGCCCAGCAGGCCGAGCTTGCCAACCTGCTCCGCGACGTAGGCCGAGAGGCGCTGTCTGTGGTTGCCCCGGCCCGCGCCGAATACGCCGAGCTTGCCGAAAGCATCGAGGCGAACATTGCGCGAGCTCGCGAACTCGGCGCCACAGAGCAGCAGCTTGATTTCATCCGGCAAGCGTCCGAGATTCGGATTCGGGGCTTCATCGCCTCGCTGACCGAGTCGATCGCCAGCCTCACCGAGCAGCTGTTCGGAGCTGGCCCGCAGATCGACGCGCTCGGCGGAACCCTGAACGTCGCGGCCAACGCCGCCGGCAACTTCCGCGACCAGTGGCTGTCGGCGATCGATGCCATCGGCGACGCGCTCGACTCGCAGCTCCTCGGCCCGAACAGCACGCTGACGGCGCAAGAGCGGCAGGCCGAATCGCTGCGCCAGTTCCAGGAGGCTCTGGCCGCGGCGCAGGGTGGCGACCTTGGGGCCGCGCAGAGCCTGCCCCAGCTGTTCCAGCAGGCGCTGGCGCAGGGT